TCTACAGTTAAATCACCAGAGACTGCTAAGCTTGATAGGGTACCAAGACTTGTGATATTTGTTTGGGCTGCAGTTAGAACAGAGCCTGTCAGATTACCTGCAACATTACCAGTCACATTGCCTGTCAAGTTTCCTGTGACGTTTCCTGTTACATTACCTGTGACGTTTCCTGTCAAATCTCCTGTAACATCGCCAGTCACATCGCCAGTTACATTACCTGTAACATTACCAGTCACGTTTCCTGTTAAAGCTGCTTCAACTGTACCAGCAACAAAAGTTTCTGAACCTACTGTCCATTTGTCTGTGGTTTCATTCCATATTAAAGTTTTGTTAGTGCTTGTGCCTCGTTCTATTTCAATCCCACCGTTCTGTGATGGTGTCCCTGTCTCATCTGAATTAAGAACAATAATGTTATCACCGATATTAACTTCATTACTGTTGACTGTGGTTGTTGTCCCGGAAACGGTTAGATTACCACCAACAACAACGTTGCTTGAAGTAGTTACTGTCGTAAAAGTACCAGCTGCTGCTGAGTTAGCTCCAATGACTGCACCGTCTATTGAACCACCATTAATATCTGCAGTATCAGCTACTAAGCTATCTATGTTAGCTGTGCCATCTATAAATAAATCTTTAAACTCTAAAGAGCTTGAGCCTAGGTCAATGTCGTTGTCGGTTACTGGTAGGATAGCTCCATCGGCTATGTAGAGCTGTTGGACAGGATTACTACTAACTTCTATATAGAACTCAATGTGATTATTAGCACTATCTATTAAGACTTTATTGTTCGGTGTTGTTTCTCCAGCATCACCTATTAAACCTATGACTGGACCTTCAGCAGCTGTACCATCGTGTTTGTGTCCTGAAGTATTACTAAATACTGTTAATAACTGGTCATATTCATTATTGAATAATGCTGCGGTAATGGTATCGCCATCACTAAATGTACTTTGTCGGATATATCCTGCCATGTTTTATCTCCTGCCTGAAGGTATGTAATCTACATAAAATCCATTCACAATATAAGGTGCGTTTGAATCATTACTTGAGAATCTAAAATTGTTACTGTGTCCGCTACCTACTAGTGATTCTCTAACTAGTGGTTGCTCTGCCGCTCCAAATATTGCTGAGCCAAATACCGAATTACTAAATGTTGACGGTGCTGGTACTGAGTCTAATAAAATACTATCTGGTTGTGGTATATCAAGATTACCAAAATCAAACTTAACTGTTAGTGTTGGCTGCACATTACCTTCTGGAGTAATGGACATTTTAATATAATGCAAAGTTTTTAGAGTACCAAAGTCACCATAATCATAATCTGGTGTTTCATATATAGCATTTATGTTAGTACCATCAAAACTATGACCAACATCATGGGTATAAACAAAACCATTAGTATCGCCATGATAGTAAACTTCAACACCATTCTGGTCAAAGTTTGAATTAACATCAGTTACTTCCAAACCTTTAGTCTCAGACCATTGAAAACCGTTTGGTCTTAGTGTACCTATAATGCCTTCTTGAGCTGAATTAACTGATAAAGGATTAGAATAATACAAACGATATTGTGATTTTTCTCTTATAACTAAACTAGTAATAGTATATTCATCAATATTTCTAGCTAACTCACTAAGTATAGGTTGTATTTGTTTTGATATAGTACCTAACTCAACGTCACCAATTCTTGCTGTACCAGCTACAGTTCTAATACCATCAGGTGCTAAAAATATTAAATCACCACCAATTTCTTGAATACTGTAACCACTTAAACAACCTACGTTATCTGTAATAGGGTCTACTCTTTCTCCAGCATTTAAACCTAAACCTATATTAATGTGTTTATAAATACTATTTTCACAAAATATAATTAAATCTTCACGGAAACCTTTAATACCTACTATTTGGTCAGCTAAAGTATTACTACCACCAGCAGCAAAGTTATCAAAATCATTTAAAGCAGAAAAGAATACTGTATTTAAATTATCAGCAACTCCTGCTGCTACTAATCTACTATCATGCACAGTAATAAATCTAACTGCTTTATTATTTGTAACATTAATTTCAGCAGCAAAAAATGTTCTAGTATTTAAATTACCTGTGCCTTCCATGCGAAAGCTATAAATTTTATTAGCTCCATCAGCTATAAAAACTTCACCATAATCAAAAGTAGCACCTTCAGCTAAAGCAAAAGAACATTGCCCTTGATTAGTTCTATTTAAAATACTACGACCTGTAAAAGCTGTATGGTTATCTCCGCTTCCTGATACTGAGCTTCGGTTTATCTGTAACCAATTAGCTCCGTCATTACTAAAGTAAATATCATCACTAACACAAGCAATAACTCCATCAGCATAAGGAAAGACTCCTAAAATAATAGCAGTGCTTCCAGCTGGTTGTGTAGGTGTAACATCACCAACTTTATATTTTGTATAACCATTAATTCTACGATAACCACCTTCAATAGAAACTTCAAAGTTTTGTAATCTTGTTGCTACTCCGGGAGTTTTTAATAAATCAATAGAGTTTGATGAGGTTACAAGACCACCATCACATGCTACTGTATAGGGTTGGGAACGTGCCATTAATTAAAAGTATCTTCTGTCGTCTGTCATTACTCTTGGTGTTGGATTAATTAAATTAGATTTCATACTTTTCATAGCTTTTCTAAAGTCTTCTAAAGCAAAAGCTGCTTGTTGAGGTGACTCTTTAAACTGCCATACATAATATCTAACCCTAGAGGTAATAACATTTGTATATTGTTCTGGAAGGACTACTGTATCACTATGAGCTGATAAAGCTGTTGGTTTAACAAAAGCATAAAAATGCACGTTATAAGTTTTATCAGGTATAGGACTTAATCCAAATTTTCTATTATCTGGAGATTTAATTACGAATTTAGGCTCTCCATAGCCTTGTGTATCAGCATCATCAGCATTTTCACTATCTCTATAATATCTTCTCCAATCAGCAAGATTTAAAAACTTTAAACCTCTAGAAACAAAAGGAGCTGATTCTCCTCCTACTCCAATAGTAGTAATATAAAAATCATCCCAATCTATTGAAGCAAAATCAGTTGCAATACTAGAACTACCTGATTTTAAAATATACCATCTAGTTCCTGCTGTAGTTGCCACTGTTACATTACCATAAAATGGGTCTGAAGTACCACTAAGATTGTTAGCAAAAAAAGGTAACTGTGGTTCAGCATTAGCAATATCAAAAATTGCTTTGTTTACCATGTCTTTTACAAAAGCTTGTAAGCCTTTAGCGTTACCAAAATTTGATGAAGTTAAAGGAACTTCATTAAGCTCTCTTAATACTTCATTAGTAATATCAAGATAAGTTGTAGCCATTATTTACCTACTTTTTTCTGTGCTGCTTTATGTGCTTGTGTAAAAGTTTTACCTCTTTTCATCATAGCTGTCATAGCTTTCATGTGTTTGCCAGTATGATGGACTGAATGTTTTTTCATAGTTGCTTGTTGTCTAGTAGTTAAAGCAGACACATCAGCACCTTTTATCATAACTTTTTTAACTTTTTTACCTGTAGCCATTTTTTTACGTTTACCGTACATTATTTTTCTCCTGATATTTTCATTGTATTATATCCTACCATCTCAACACACTTTTTTTCTTTTTCATAAATATCAGCGTACCTTGAAACAGAACCACCGTCAGCATAATTCATACGACCACCGCCCATTTTATTATTTCTAGGCTTCATGTCATACATCATACCACCACCCATCTTTTTCTTTCTTTTTTTATCTTCGTAATACATTTTTCTCCTTATATAAAAATGGAAGGCTCCGAAGAGCCTCCCGAATATCATTAGTCTACAACGTAGAAAGCTGATACTAGTGCTTTTGGTCTTAGAACTTTTGCTCCGTAGACATGCAACCCTCTAACAATATCACCAAATGAACTTGGGTCTCTTAAGACTTCAGTTGAAGTGATTGTTTGAGCAGTTGAAACGGAAGAAATGTGTCCAGCAAGGACTTTACCAGTAGCATTAGAAGTTGCAGCAATATTATTTGATTTGTACATATTGAAGCCTCTTAACTTACCACTTGATACTAGTCCATTTCTAATTGAACCTTGTCCTGCGTTAAAGTCTACTGAAAGCAGTTTTGAACCAGACTGTGCTAACTCTTCATAAAATGAAGGAGGAGCAACAAACCATCTACCTTCTTCAGGTACATTTTGGTCGTCTAGTAATCTTGCCATTCTAGCCATTAAGTCAATCGCATCTACACCAGTTCCATCAGAACCTAATAGGTCAACAGAATTAGTTGCGTGTGTCATTGATGAATCTGCAGTTGCACTGTCTGAACCAATAATATGGTCTGGTGAACTTGCAGATACACCTGAAAACATCTTAGCCATAACACCTGCATCGAATGCATCTCTTAAGGCATAAGCAGCAGATGAACTTGCTACTTCTTTGAAGTTTACATGTGACATTTGACTCTCAATATCATCTACGATGAATTTGAAAGCATTAGCAGTGTCAACAATTAATGTTGTTTCTGCATCAGTTAGTGCTGTTTTAGTTACATCAGCACCTCTTTCGTATTGAAAGACTGTGATTTCTGGTTCGTTAATTATTTTAACAGTATCGCCAAATCCTGAAATCTCACCTGCGTAGTCTGTGTTTGTTATTGCTTCGACAACAGAGGCTTTCCTAAAAAAGTTTAAGACCTTCTTGGAATAAATTTCAGGTAGAAAGGCATTGTTACTAAAGTTCGAACCAGAACTTTGTGCGAAATTTTGGTCGCTTACGTTAAAAGCCATTTTATTTTCTCCTTAAAATAAAAATAATTTATCTTTGAACTCTTCCTTCAAACATGGCTTGACTAATCTCGTCTTCGTATTTGTCAAATTCATCCATGCTCATGGAAGAAATCTCCTTAGTAGTCCAGACTTTCTCTTGCTTAGGCTCAACACTTGTTGTTTTAGTTGAGACCATATCAGCAGCAGAAGTCTTAGATTTTTTAGAATTTGACTTCTTTGGTTTTGAATCTATACCAATATCTCTTTTAAATAAATCAATAGCTCTTGAAGCTAGGTCAGCATCATCAGCATTTTTGTATATCCAATCTTGAATAGACTTAGGCTGAGACTTTGCCCAATCGTGAAAGTCATCACTGTTTCTGATATCTTCAAAATCAGGATGTCTGTCATTCAATCGTTTTTCAGCATCTTTACGAACAAGTTCTTTTTCTCGTTGTTGAAGAGCTTCTAATCTTTCTTCTAAAACTTTAGATTTCTCTGAAGCTTGAAGATGTGAAACTGTTTCAACGACTTCATAAACATCTGGATATTCTTTCTTAAATTCTTCAAGTTCTTCTTGAGATTTAGGAGCCTTATAGGTTTGTCTATTTTTAGTAGCTTCTTCTAACAGCTCTTGTTCTCTTGACTTAAATTCATTAAGTTTAGCATCATAATGTTTTTTTAAATCATCGTATCGCTTTTTGTAGTTTGGTCGCTTGTAAGGTTGGTCTTTAGGACTTTCCTCAGCAGCTTCTTGTTCTACAGGTTGCTCTACATCATCATTTGATTTTGCTTTATCAGGGTCGCTAAAAAACATCCCATCAGCAGCTTCAAATGCTTTATCTTCTTCGTCACTATGCCATGATTTTTTTTCGTTATAAGGATTGGCAGTTTCCTTTTTTACTTCAGTAGTCATATTCTTTCTCCTACTCAGGGCTTCATTTAAAGGTAGCTGCGTGTGTCGACTGTGCAGTGCTTTACTTGTAAAGGTAGCCTTTCGGTTAATATAATGATAAGGTGCTTATGACAATAAGGTAGCCTTATCTCCTATTTAGCTTACGGGTGAAGGTTTACCTGTCATCATTTTACGAGTTCGTATTTCTTCGACTAACTCTTCTTCCTCTTGCTGAGTTGCTTGAGGTCCTAAAGTTTCTCGTTGCACACGAATCTCTTGTTTGACAGGCTCTGGTTCAGTTGGTTCAACCATAAAAGTTTCACCTTCTTCCAGTACTTCGCCTCCATAAACTAACTGTTGTCTTTCATCTGCCTTAGCTTCAGCTTCTTTCATCATTGACATTAAATTGTCAGCTCCGATTTCTTCCACAGCCTTGGCAGTGAAGACAAATTCTCCGTCAGATAACCTTGCGGGTATACTGTCAGAGACTCCTGAACCCGGACCTTCAACAGGACCAGACCCAGCAAATTCTTGAGCAACATCTACAACTTTGTCAAATAACATAGCTAATTGCTCATCTTGTTCTAGTTTTTCTTGAAGCATATTTTCTTCTTCATCAGTTAATGCTTCATCTAAAATAAAGTCTAAATAATCTTCTTCCATTTCTTCGTCAGAGACCATTTCTACTTTTTCTTTTGGTTTCATTAAAATAGCCATTTGACTATCAACATCACCACCTATTTGTTTTTTTAATCTTAATATTTTAAAATCTTCAGCAGATATCTTGCCATCATCATTGACATCTATTTTCTTTTGATTACCTACTAATTCTTTCATTATTTCTCCTTTGCTCTTCCTATATTAAGGGCAAACCAATCAATAACTTTGTAAGCTTTACTTACTAAATTATCATCATGTGGAGTTGGGGTTAAAGCAGCTATCATTGAACAGATTGAAACTATCCAAGGTACTACTCCTACTATTTTTAATATTGTATCTAATAAATCTAACATTTATTTCTCCTCTTCTTTTCTATTTAAAGCCTCTTCAACTTGAAGGGGTAATTGCTCTATTCGTACCAGAGAATTCACTTTCCCCTGCAACCGGCACATTTCCGATTCCGATGTTGCCACCACCAGTCCCTGTAGGTCCAAGGTCTTGAGGTTTTGCAGGTGTTCCAGTAAGGCTTCCCATAGGACCTTGTCCTTCACCAGCAAGTTCAGCTTCCGAGCTAACGTTTTGTCCAGCATTTTGCATTCCTATTATTTGTGCCATCATAGCTGCTTCTTCAGGGTCATTCAGAATTTCATCTGGGTCTAAATCCAAGCTATAGGCAAGTTCACTAACCAATTTAGAAATCTTAACAAAAGGAGCAATAGCTGGACTTTGTGCAGTTTGTAAGAACATAGTAAGTCTTTGACTTCTGACTTCTTTTTGCATCAAGCTATTAGTACCCGTTGCTTTAACTTCTAAATCACCTTTCACATCTAACGAGCCTTCAAAGAACTGCATGTTCCATTGAAAGAAAGCCTCGCCTAATGGTCTTAATAAAAAGTCATCTAAGTTTTTAACGACTGTTTTAATATTTAAACTAGAAGCACCTAGTAACATTGACATACCAGAAGCAGTCCTTGTCATACTTTGCACACCAGTTTGACCATGTGAATATGATGGTATACCGGTCTGTTCGTCAGCAAGTTGTCTAAACTTATCGAACATCATCATATTCTCTGGAGCAGTGTTTGGAAACTTTAAACCATGTATGGCTTGTCCCGGCATTCCAGCTTGTCGCCTGAATATTTTACCCGGATATATTTCCATAGACTGTCCGCCAACTAAAGCTGATTCATCTACATCAAAGACGAGAGAACCAGCCATCGCTAGATTATCAACAGCCATCCTTGCATGACCATTCATAATCTGTTGAGAATCATCCATGTTTTCTGCTACTCCAATACCAAAGAAATTATATGGATTTCTTTCATAAGGAAAAGCATGATAAGGTATTCTGTATGGAGTAAATGGGTTTATTACAGCTCTTAAGAGTTGATTACCACAAATCCATGCATTAATTTGCACCTCATCTAAATCATCTATACTATCATCTAACTCAATACCAACTTCTCTGGCATACTCGGCATCCATAATACCCCAGTACTCCATGACTTCAAAGTTAGTTTGGTAGTCATCTTGTCTAGCATCATCTTTTAATTGACTTTCAAAATCTTTTTCTTCGTAGTTAGGACCTTCCATTAAACATGCTCTAATAGCATCTTCATCAAAGTAAGGCATATTACGAAGTTGTCTTAATTGTGATTTGTTCATTTTATGTCTATGAACAATGTATTCACATTCTTCTATGCTAGTAGCTGAAGGGTCTGGATAAAAGTCCCAGCAACTAACAAATTCTATTCTTGGTACTCTAACTTCTAAAGGATTATAAGTTCTTTCACCCTCATCTGACATGTCCCATTTATTAAGTTTTTTATTAAAGTTAAAAGGACCTTTAACGATACCGGTACCTAATAAAGCAGATTCTAATAAAGAACTTCTTATTTCTGATGAACCTTTAGATTCATCTATTTGGTCATGGATAAGTTTTTCCATTCTTCTCGCAGCTTTCTGAGCTGGTGAGATTTCTAAAACTTGTGGGTTTGGATTATAACCTTCAACTAAGTTATCTTCTACTTGGTCTTCTAAAGACTCGCTGAACATACCTTTACCAAAAGTAGCTCCAGCTTTTAAAACTTTTCCATCACCTTCATAACCAACATCATAAGGTTTATCTATTCTATTTCCAATATCATCAGGGATAGAAGTTTCAAGACCAACAGAAGGATTATTAATATCTAAATGAGCTGCATCTAACTCACCTTCTGGTACTTTAGTTTCTTGAATACCAATAGGAAATTTACCTGTGCCAAAAATAACATCAACTAATTGTCCATAAGCAGCTAGAACTTTAGTTTTAGTAATTTTAACAAAGATACGAGATTTTTCTGAATCTCTAAACTTGACTGATTTACTATAAAGACCTCGATAGTTTTCGTAAGCTTTAAGCCATCTTCTTTCATCAGTGTTACGAGCATCTTCAGCTTGATAGAAACGACTTTGAATGATACCGACTAAGTTTTGTTTTTGATTTAATTCTAAATCTAAGGTTTTACCAGCTTCGCCCTCAACATCATTATATAGATTGTTAGCTGTTAAAAATGTATTTTCGTTATCTGCCATTTATTTAATATCCAAAAGTAGAATCAGAAGGTTGATGCATTTCTTTTTTAAGACCTCTAATTCTTTCTAATGGGCTGTCCACTCTTGGACGACTCATTATCATATACCGCAAAGCATCGTATGCGTGGTCAGAGGCATGGGTATCTACATCCTCTGGGTTGGTTTTTGATAGTGGTATACTTTGTAACTCTCGTATTAAATTTGGGCAAGTGTTAAATATTTGCAGTTTTGGTCTACCGTTTTCTCTAACCTTTAGGAACTCGTGTATTTGAATTTTACCTTGAATCCTATTCTTATCAGCTCGTCTTAATTTATGACCAGCTCTAATTAAAGCTTCCCCGACAGTGGGACCAGTAGTACCTGTTCTAGCCCATGCTGCTGTATCTAACACACCTGAGACCGAAAAAGGGTCTTCAAGCTCCATATTTCCTATTATAGCTCCTAATTCTTCTCCTGTCAAGCCTTTACGGTATAATTCACGGTATATTATGAGGGTGCCATCATTCATGTCTATAGCTCCCCACAGGCAGCAGGATTCAGATGCATAACCATAGTCAATACCTTTAACTCTTTCCCAGTGTACTGGAATCTGAAATGGAGTTACTATATGTTTAGTATTATCAAATTCAACAAAAGCTGCACCTTCGGCAACTTCCCAGTTTCCTTCTAATAGTTGTCTTCTTTGGATAGGCGGTAAAGACTTTAGCATTTGTTCATAAACACCATCTTTAGCTAAATAAGGGTTATCTTGTAATTTAGCAGGAATAAATTTTCTAGTTAAACCATCTGTACCTAAAAAAGAGTTATTAGCTTCGTGTGGTTCTATATATCTCTTTTTAACCCAACTAGCACCAGCTCCTCCGGGGTTAGCAGTGCAACGTAGATAAGTCTTTATTTCAGGGTCAGTAGTTCTTAGACGAGATGCTAGGTAATTCCAACTAAACTCAGTAGGGAGATGTGTGATTTCATCAAAGCCAATCCAAGAATAAGCTTGACCTTGGTATCGGTACACATCAGCATCTCGTTCCAAGAAACCAAATTCTATTTTAGCACCACTAGGAAAATTCCACAACTTTTCTACTTCTCTAAACTTAGCACCCGGGAATGCTTGTGGATAAAGTTCCCGAGACTTGTCTATCATTTCTCTAAGTTCCGGCATAGACCTCCTAAGTATTAAAGCTCTATGGGCTTTTTTATGAGCATACCTTAAGGGGTCAACTAACATAGCATAAGATTTACCACCACCTGCTGCACCACCATAAAGCACATCTTTTTCATCGGCAGCTAAGAAATCTGTTTGTGGTCCTTCATTAGCTGAAAAGATTACTTTAGCATCTTTAAGTTGTGCTTGAACATCAACTGGCACTTCTGCTAGTTCTGTTTCAGTAACAACATGCGAAGTAGTCTGCTCAGTAGCTTTTTTCATAACTTGCTCTTGAGCTTTAACCGCTTGTTCTTTTTTATAAAGGGATTTTTTTTGTCGAGCTAGTTTGCGTTTTTTAGCCGCTATTTTCTTTTTATGTTGTTCGGCTAGAGAAGGGTCAGAGTCTAAATAGTTCTTTAAAGTAACATGAGAAACACTACGACCTGCTTCTTGGGTAATAAGTTTAGCTGCTTCTCGTAGAGAATACTTTTGTTCCGTAACACCTTTTAGGTATTTCTGTAGAGCTTCTAGTTCTTTGGGAATGGGTTTGAGATAACCCTCAATGTCACTAAGTTCATAACCAAAAGGAATGGTATGACTTTTTTTAGGTAAATAATCTGCTGGTATTTTTGTCATAACTAAAGCTGGACTTTCCAGATATTAAGATGGAAAAACATCCGGAAAGCCTCTTACGCTGACTCAGTCTTTCGACTTCGTACTTTGATTAAAAATAGCATCCCAGTTTTTAGCAAACTGTACTTTGTCTGGAATAGGTCTAGGTCTAGAACCTTTACCTACTCGACCACCATTTTTTTTGTTAGTCATTAAAATTGGTTTTTCGTTGCTACCTAGTTGAGACATTTTACCATTTAACTTTGTCAGCCCAATAAGCTGCGGACATTTTACCTTTGTTAATATTTTTTCTATGACGAGCTTTAAAAGACTTACGTTTAGCTGTCATCTTAGCTGATTCACCTTCTTTTCTTTTACCTGCAGTCTTAGCACCTTGTTGACCAAAACGAATAGTTTTAATTTTATCGCCTTCTTTAGCTACTACGATATGTGATTTCTTAGGATGATTAGGAGTTCTTTTAGGTTTATTAAAACCACTAACTCCGGCTCGGGCTAATCTAGGGTCTTGCTTACTCATTAGGATGTTTTTCTATAACTTCTAGTTTTTCTAGCTATTTTTTTAGGTTGTTTAGAATGTTGTTTACCTTTTTTAGTATCTTTACGTTTTTTTCTAGAAGTAGCTGCATACTCTGCTGGGGTTAAAGCTGCAATAGCAGCTGAAGGTAGATAACGTTCACCTGTTTCACTAGACTTTTTACCTGATTTAGTTCGCCACTTCTGTTTAGTCCAATTTCTAAGACTTCTTTGTGACTTTTTTAGTGCCATGTTTCTTCCTTATTGCTACTTTGCCTTGCTGGGCGATTTTCGCCTGTTGCGTTTTACCGGCAACTTTCGCCCTTTGTTCGAGGACCGTGAGGATTTGGATTTTTCTTGCGAAGGGTTTGTTAATTTTTTTAACTTTTGCCACAGTTCTTCGAGCATCTGCTGGGGTTTTAAAAGCAATACTGACAGTATCTTTGGGGTTTTCATCTGTATATAATCTCCTGCTACTTCCTTTAGGTTTTTTACCCGTGCCAACTTTCGGGTCTCTTTTTTTTGGCATTATTTATAACCACCACCTTTAGCTTTATACTGCTTAGCTAACATCTGAGCCTTTCGAGCTGACCACTGACCGGGCTTACCCCCTTTAGAACCAGCTTTAATCCTATTAAAAAGATTTTTACGCATAGTAGGCTTAGTATAGTTACCAGCTTTATTAACTGTGGACTTACGTTTCTTGGTTGTCATATTCTACATCTATAGTTTGTTTTTCAGGCAGAATAAAAATCCCACCTTGCACATTATGGTTGACATCTACTCGTTCTGTTTTACCTAAACCGACTCTATCAAGCACTGTTTGAGCAGCTTGAAGCTTGACACTGGCTTGAGGTATTGCATCTGCAGCTGACATGACTTCAACGAGCTTAAAAGCTGCTTTAGGTGCTTCCCTTGCTAGTACATTCGAGGCTAATTCGACTATTTCTTCTTTTAAACTCTTTATAACTTGGTAGTGATTTCCTGAGTACCCGGCAAGTTCGGCAGATAGTTTTAAATCTCCTTGGGTTGTAAGGATATTATCTAAAAATAATTGCTGTTTATCGGTTAATTTTCTTACTGTAGGTAAACTACTCATACATCTTATTATAAAGTTTGTCAGGCTTTTGTCAAGTTTTGTGATAAAATACCTAAAGACTTGACAAAGTGCTAATCTGGGTGTATAATGACATTGTAGGTCGCCCGGGTTGAATAGTAAGAAACCAAGAACAACACTTGCTAGACTAAATAGAACTAGATAGACCTGTATAGACCTGTGTAGCCGAGCAGTGTAGGGGGTCTAGCCTCTGTCTTAACACTGTAAAACCTGTAAAAATGTAGAAGCACTATATATATACCCGGCACCCCCCTGTCGCCTCCTGCCTCCCCCATAAACAAAGGGATACAGAAGACCTACAAAGACTTCACAAGCTAAAAAGACCTCAAAAGCCACCATTTCACAAGCTTTTTAGGCTTCAAAGGTCTTCAAAGTGCCATAAAGTAAGACTTTACAAGCCTACAGAGGCACTGAAGAGCCTTTAAATTAATCTATAACAACCTCAAAGAACTTCACAGAACTTCACAAACTCAACAAAACTAGTAAGGGGTAACCCTAGGCTTAAAGCATTTCAGAGCCTTACAGAGCTTCTGAGGGCTTCGGAGGGCTAGATATTTTGACAAGGTTTAACACTTCAAGGCTTTCAGGACTGTTAAGCTTACTGTTGTGGATAACTTGTGTATAAGTGTTAGCTAATCTCGGAAGACCTCAATTTTATTCAAAGTCTTTGCTGGTCAACTTTTGAAGGTCTTTTGAAGTCTTCCGATCTCAGCTGTGGATAAATAATTTTACAGGCTTGTGGATAACTACTAGAACTCGGACAAAAAAAGCCCTCACAGAGGAGGGCTAGAAAGGGGATTATTAAGACTTTATGAATAGTGCCACATATCCCATTTATGAGTAATTATTTGCATGTCCTCATCTGTTGGTTTTTCACATCCCTCAAACACCAATTCAAGCAACTCATTAAAAATACTTTCTTTTGCTGAGTGGTGAGCAATTTGAAAGCCTCCGGAGGTTTTAATCTTATCAGCTTGAAAATATACCCAACCCTTAAAGTCTCTGCCGTCATTGTCAAAGATATGAGACCTAATATTTAAAGCTTCTTTATAAAGATTTTCTAACCCATCAACAAAGGTTATAAAGCTTTCTTTCTTTGTTGCTGTTCCCTTAAGCATTTCATCTCTTAAGGTAATATTATTTATATATCCGTTATTTATCGTTCTTTCTACTTTATTCATTTTTACTCCTTTTAAGTAATAGTTAATATGTAAGTATTTAAAACTATTTTCTAGTTAGTGTCAAATAAATAAAAAAGCCCTCAATTAAGAGGGCTACTTTGGGGATTATTAAGACTTATGTCAGAGCCTTTACTTTAAACTCTAAAGCTTCTCTAGTCTCAGCATAGAGTGAAAAATTTGTTACTACTTCCATGTCACCGAACATAGTACTATCATCAACACTTCTTCGTTCTCTACAAGTTCCCAGCTCATCATAAGCAATAGATATACTCATTACATAGTACTTCTCGCCATTATCTCTAATGCGTTCTTTTATCTCGCTTTTTTCGATTTCTTTTACAGTGTGAATATTTAATTCCATTTTTTTTACTCCTTAAATAATAATTAATATATGAGTATTGAAACACAACTTATATAAAAAAGAAACCCCCAAATTAATGGGGGCTACTTTGGGGATTAGTTAAAGCTTAAGATATTTTATTATAAATAGCTTCATTATACCCAATAACAAAACCCAGCATTTCCTCTTTACTGTTGAACCTTTTTAGGTCATGTCCGTAATAATGACCTAGAGTAATACTATATTTATTAAAGTATAAGCCTTCACTAGCTACAGATTTTTTGGTTGCATAGGAATCATAACCATATTTAATAATATTCTTTTCAAACTTTGCACATTGAAAAGCATAATAATATTTATTATCCCCTCTTAATTGAAAGGTAATATTTTTTTTAGCTTCTTTAAACTCAAGCTCTCTTTCTTTATGAAATCTTTTAGTCATTTTAGCTGAAGCTAATTTAAATACTTCTAAATTATCCATTTTTATTTACTCCTAAATAGTTAATAAACTATTATAAACATATTTTTTACTAAAAAGAAACCCCCAAATTAAAGGGGGGTCTCAAAGGGGATTATTTAAGTTTATTTATCTGAATAAATATAAGCACTCACTAAGCTTTTTTGATTGGCATAGTAAAACTCAACAGCATTGGTCACCCTGTTAGTAATATTATAGCCTTGAGTGCTAAGAGTTTTTTTGTCGTTACTCATAAACAAGTTATTGACAAATTGAATAAATCCTAGGTCTTGAAAATCCCTAGGCATAAGAGCAGAGTTATAACCAAAGTTTTTAACCCAGTAATTTAGTTTAGTATTGGAATTAATCATATTTATTTACTCCTAAATAGTTAAATTAATATAAAGTCTAAACAGACTTTTTAAACTTTGCAAGAATTATTTTAATTATCTTTATAGAGCTAAACAGTAAAACATAGTAAAGAATATCAAGATAATAAGATAAAAAGTTAAATAGATACTTGACAAGACTATAAAACTATATAGACTATATAGCTATGTAGTAGGGATAGAGTTTTGTTTATCCATCTTACTTTGTTCCTTACTACTGTTAATCTAAATTTTAAGGGCTACTTCGGTAGCCTTTTTTTTCGCCTTAAAAAAACTAAAAATATTGCTTGACATACTTGACAGCATGGCTTAAGTTGTAAGAGTTAATTATTTTAAGGAGTAACTAAAGATGGAAAAACTAACTGAATACGAATTACTAAAAAGACTTGATAACGAGTTTGCAGATGTAGACTTTAGTGTGCGAGACTGTGCGACTAAAGGTGTAGTAGCTGTGGTTTATTTTTATGAAGATAAATTTGAGGAGAGTGCATGATGTCTAATTTATCAAATATAACAGCAAATGGTAATGTAGAAAGTAAAAATGGGGAGCATTTTGCTAATGAACTTCATAAAGTGGCAGATATGTTAAGACTAGAAGAAAAAGAGTTTTTACAGTCTTATTCTTACTTATCAGAAAAAGATTATTATTTAACAATTAAATTTATTCTTAACTTAATTAAAGAACATTATCGAACTCAATACCCAAATGAACCTATTAATAAAGTTATTGATACTGATACTTTCGATGAAATGTGGGGAGAAGAAGTATATGAAACTTGGGGTGAAGAATTTTATGAACTAATAGAAGATAAAAATTGTTTAAACTTTTGGAAATTAACCAAACAAAAGGAGTTGGCACAATGAAACATATCAAAAACTGTATAGACGTATTCATGCACAATCTATTCATTCGTAGAATGTCTAGGAAGTATGACAAGCCATTTAACCAAATCAAATGGGTTGAGATGACCAAACGTGAGCAATCAGACTTTATAGACTTTGTGAGGGTGAAGAGATGAGCGATATAAGAATTTGTAATGTATGTAATACGAAAGATGAGTATGAAAATATGATTATGGATATTGTTGAAATATTAGAATGTTCAGAGGAAACAATTGAACAATGGGAAGCCAATAACACAAATATAGATTTATGTGATTGGTTTTGCATGTCTTGTTGTGAAAAGGTTGGTAATGAAATTGAAAAGGTTAAAAACAATGAGTAGATTAAAAAATTTCTTAATAAAGGATGGTGAATGATAATGAGTGATGAAGAGAATACTAAAATACTAGAACATATTAGTTTTGTGATAACAGGACTGAATGTGTTTCGTAACCGAGAGGATTTACTAACTGATTTGTTTAACCATGTGGAAGCAGAACTATTGAGTAATCCTATACCCATTACAGATGAAAATATTGTAAAGTCTGTGATAAGCTTTATGGAGAGCCTGTGTATTGATGCAGTTTCTTCAAAAGATTTAGAAGAAATGGCAGAACAAGCGAGGACTACCCTTTAAATTAACTAACTCGTTCGATACTATAAGGGTAGTTTTTGTTTTATTAGTTTGGCTAGGAGTGAGCCTTTGTAAAAGCCTAGAAGTCTGAGCTATTTTATATAGAGTGATGAAGTAAGGTTAAGGATAAAAGTAAATGAGAACTAAACCACCATGCACTAGCCATTTTAGTTTACGACTGGGGTGTAACAGGAAGCAAATATTTAATTATTTATTTCATATACTCCTAAGTTACCCTAGTCGTAATTTAATAGTCTCTTGCTAGTTTAGACTTGAAACCGAACTAGCACTTAGTTAAACGGAGGTAATTATGACTAAGACTGAAATATATATTAAACTTACGGACTTACAGACCGGAGCATTAAAACATCTAACTGAAAAGCTTAGAAGTTTTAATAGACATTGTATTGATAGAGAGCTAGAGAGACCTGAAGGTGATGAAGATTATTCTTATGTTGCTAGTTGTGCTATTGACCTAGACTATCTAGAAACTATCAATAATGAAGTATCAGAAATTTTAGAACAGTTGGAGAAACATAAGCTTTATGATAGGTGAGTTGATTTCACAATACGGTAGACCGCAAAGCCGAGAAGCTTTTATCTTTAAAAACCGAAAAGGGTTTTTTGTTGAGCTTTATCGTGAAACTATGCTCATTAGAGTAGTTGAATGTTTTGACCGTTCCCAAAGCTATGCTGAAGATGTCGCAGAGAATTGGGTACAAAAAATTTTAAACTGAGGTGACTTATGAAAACTTATGTCGTTCATGCTATACAACCAACACACTACAAACTAGAAGTACAAGCCAAGTCTATTAAAGAAGCTTTAAAAGTTGCTGAAGAGACTGGAGCTAGTGATTGGTCTTTCATTGAATACGGAGCATGGGAGTATGACCATATTGGTGAGGTGTTTGATGAGTAATTTAATAGAATTACTACTTGCCCTTATATTCTTTTTTGTGTTAGGCTTTTTTGTGTGGGAATCAACTAAGTTGGTTGATGACAAGAAGAGGAAGAAGTAATGGATTTATTTTTAAAACTTTGTACTGATATAGTTAAAGAATTAACGGAAGACTTACCAATTGAGCAAAACCTTGAGTATTGTGAGGACTGTGGTGACCCTGTTGATAAGTGTTCTGGTTACAAGTGTTGGATAAGATGAGAACTAGACCGATAGATGTTTTCCTTATGAAAAAATTTAATGAGTATTGTAACGAACAATTATATTTTAATACTTTAACAAAACAAAAAAACTTTGAAGACTTTATAACTACTAATAAAAGTTTTTTAGTAGCTTTGTATGTGAAACAAAGGAGAATGAATAAATTAATTATAAAGATGGAGGAATAAATGAAAAATTTAGTAATATCAACTTTAATAACTTTAGTGTTGGTAACTGCTGCTTATGTATTGCTTGGTAATTATGTCAAGCAAACTGTGAGTGACACACCAGCTTATGTCGAAGAATTTAATAAGACTAAACAAATTTTATTAGCTAGGCTTGATAGTTTAGAAACAGAGAATGCCGAATTAAAATTAGAAAATGATGGTATCTTTCAAACTGTATTGATAGCAGAACGAAATTTAAAAACTTTAGAAAACTTTACTAGACAGGTCGAAGCAGACTATCTTAGTTTACAAGATGAGTTTTTAATTATGCAAGGAGATTTAATACTGATAAAACAAGACGGTGTTATTTTAAAAACCCAAACAAACAGCAGTATTGCTGAATTAAAAGCAATGTTAGCCTTGTTACAAACGAAGCCCTCAGAGGCGATAGTAGAGCCTGTAAAAGCAGAGCCTTATGTTGTCTCTAATGAGGTAGAAAAAGTTGTAGCAGAGCCTGTGGCTTGTCCTAAGCCTATAAAAAATAGAAGTTTCTCTTATTATATTAAGAATGTTAGTTTGAATAGGTCTGTGGCTTTTAGAATTGTGTATGATTTAGAGTTGGGAGAGCCTACTAATATAGAGTTTGAAGCGAACCCACCTGTCAGTTTACGAAGAGCTACTATTAGATATTTAAATAGTTTAGATTTTGGGGAGGCTACTGCTGAAAACTGTTCAATTCCCTTTAAGGTTAATGTTTGATTATGACTGAAAGTATTGTTTTAAATAAAGAATTATTTAGAAAATTTGATAATTTTGTTATTAAAAATTATGAAAATATTTTTAATAAAGATAAAGTAGTTTATGAGGTTGAATTTTTAGGTAATGAAAACTTTAGAATTACTTTACACAACAATAAAGCCATGTCTTTAGGTAAAATAATTGCAGAAATTGCTGTTTAGCTATTGACAAGGTTTTTAAATTTACTATAATATTCTATGAAATTGTGCCGAAACGGAGGAATCTATGGCAATACAAGAAGGAATAGCTTATTGGGCTAGTGTTACGACTCCAAATACTAAGTTTGAACCTGTTTATACAGTAGACTTAGTAGTGAGTGACGATGTCGCCAAAGACTTTGAAAGTCGTGGTTTTAAAGTAAAAGAGATTACCATGAATGACGAAGTTGTTGGAAAAGCAATTACATTTAAGAGAAAGGTTAATGGACCAAATGGTTTGGTTCGTCAACCTCCTAAACTTTTAGATGCAAATAAAGTACCTTTAGATGAGTTGGTTGGTAATGGCTCTAAAGTCAAAGTCCAGTATAATGAGTGGGAGACATCTAATAAGTACGGAGACTTTAAAGGCTTGGATTTTCAAGCCATGCAAGTGATTGATTTAGTTCAATATAAATCTAGTGATGGTTCAGAGTTTGATGCCATCGAAGGAGGAGAAGAGTTCTAATGATTATTAGTATTAAAAACGAAGAAGGTGAAGTTACTAACTTTGATGTTAGTGCAATAGCTGATGAGCAAAAGAAAAATGATGCTACTGTTATGGTAAATAAGGTAGGTAATCTTTCTGTTATTATCGAAGCTTTAGACTTTGCTAGTCGTACACACAGAGCAAACTTAGAAGAGCTATTAAAAGGCTGTCCTGAGTCGCAAGTGGAAGAGGATGCTGAAGAATCTACTGAAGATTCTGAGGAAACCTAACCACACTTTTTATCATAAATTTAGATAGGGTGTCTTCGGATGCCCTATTTTTTTGAGGTCAAAGATGGAAAACACATTAAAATTTAAAAAGTATCACTTGCCTTGTCCGGCTTGTGGTAGTAGCGATGCTCTTTCGGTTAATGAGAATGGTTCAGCTAAGTGTTTTAGTTGTGATGAGTTTTTTCCGAAAGGAGTGGACAAGCCAACAGATATAATACATAGTAAAACTAATATGACAGAAACAGTTAGAGAACTAAATGCTCATGGTGGAGTCTTCGCTAAGTTAGCAGATAGAAATATCTCAAGAGAGACTGCGGAAAAGTATGGAGTTAAAACTGTTTATGATAGTGCTGGGCAAATAGCCCAACATATTTATCCTTTATATATCAACAACGAACTAACCTCTAATAAGATTAGATATGTTCGAGACAAAAAGTTTAGCTACGATGTCAGTCCTCAAGGGGTTGGCTTGTTTGGTCAACAACTATTCAAAGAAGGTGGGAAGTATTTAACCATAACTGAGGGTGAGTGTGATGCTATGTCGGCTTACGAATTATTAGGCAGTAAGTGGGCAGTAGTTTCTATTATCAGAGGAGCTTCCGGAGCAGTTAAAGATATTAAAGAGAACTTAGAATACATAGAAAGCTTTGATAATATTGTCATTTGTTTTGATAAAGATAGACAAGGCATTGAGTCAGCTAAGAAAGTTGCTAGTATTCTTAAACCCGGCAAGGCTAAGATAGTCACTCTACCTAATGGTTACAAAGATGCTAATGATATGCTTCTTAAAGGCAAATACAAAGAGTTTGTTAGTGCTTGGTGGGATGCTAAACTTTATACTCCTAGTGGTATCATTAGAGTATCAGAGAAGAAAGATGCTTTTTTAGATAGGGAAAAGAAAGAATCCGTGCCTTATCCTTGGGCGGGACTAAATGAAAAGCTTTATGGTATGCGACAAGGTGAGTTGGTAACTCTTACTGGGGGTACAGGACTTGGTAAATCAAGTGTAACTAGAGAGTTAGAACACTGGTTAGTGCAACAGACAAATGATAATGTAGGTATTATAGCTTTGGAAGAAGATTGGCGAAGAACAGTTGATGGTATACTTTCTATCGAAGCCAATGCCCGATTATACATTGACCAAGAAAGGGAGAGGTTTGATGAGTCAACTTTGATGTCTATGTTTGATAAGGTTTTTAAAGATGACAAGGTATTTATACATGCTCATTTTGGTACTAATCAAATAGATGATATTTTTGCTAAGCTTAGATACTTAATAGTTGGTTGTGATTGTCGTTGGGTGGTGGTAGACCACTTACACATGCTTGTCAGTGCCTTAGAAGAGGGTGACGAAAGACGAGCCATAGATAATATTATGACTAGACTTAGAAGTTTAGTTGAGGAGACAGGAGCTGGAGTGTTTTTAGTTTCACACCTGAGAAGGGTTGATGGCAACAAAGGACATGAGAATGGTATTGAAGTTTCTTTATCACACTTGAGAGGGTCTAATAGCATTGGACAATTAAGTGATTGTGTGATAGCATTAGAGAGGAATCAACAGTCCGATGACCCAGAAGAGGCAAGGACTACTAGACTTAGAATCTTGAAGTCTAGATATACAGGGGATGTCGGTATGGCAACTGCTTTAATTTATGATAAAGAAACCGGAAGGTTATCAGAAACTTATGACACAGATTTTGACATACAAGATAATCAAACTTCAATAGCTTTTTAATGGAACTTGTCTTTGATATAGAAACAAATGGATTACTTTGGGCATCATCATTAAAAGATAAAGAAACAGGCGAGGTAATTAATTTACCACCTGCTTCAACTATTTGGTGTATTGTTGCTGTTGATAGTTCAGACAAGATATATAGTTTTAAACCAGACAGAATTGACGAGGGCATTGAGTTTTTAAAGTCTGCTGATAATTTAGTTGGGCATAATATTTTAGGCTTTGATATTCCGGCTATAGATAGGATAAAGCAGGTAAACTTATGTGACCATGCTAATATTATTGATACTTTGACCTTATCAAGATTATTACATCCTACTAGGGAAGGGGGACATAGCCTAGAAAAGTGGGGTTGGAAACTCAACTGCCCTAAGTCAACTGCACCGGTTTTTACAGAATACAGTGATGAAATGTTAGATTATTGTATTCAAGATGTTAAATTAAATAAAAAAGTTTTAGAAAAACTTAGACAAGATAGTAAGGGTTTTTCTAAAGAGTCTGTTAGTTTAGAACACAATACCACCAACATATTAATAGAACAAGAACTAAATGGTTTTCTGTTTGATGAGAGAAGAGCAATAGATTTATTAAGTTGTTTGAATCAAAGAAAAAAAGAAGTAGAAGATGAAGTTCATGCTACTTTTAAGCCTAAGTGGATTCCTGTTAAGGAAGTTATACCCAAGCTTAAAAAAGATGGCACTTTATCAAAATCTGGACTTACCTCCGTTGAGTATCAGGAAAGAGTTGAAACTAATGACACTACTCCTTTTATGAGAAAAGAACTTAGAGAATTTAATCTCGGCTCTCGTCAACAGATTGGCGAGTATCTTATTGATTTTGGTTGGCAACCTAAAAGGTTTACCCCTACCGGACAACCAATAGTTGATGAAGGAACTCTAAGCAAGATTGCACATATTAAAGAAGCTCAGTTAATAGCTGAATATTTATTAATACAAAAACGGGTTGGTCAAATAGAGTCTTGGATAGATAATATTAAAGACGATGGTAGGGTGCATGGTGCTGTTATTTCTACTGGCACAATTACTGGTAGAATGTCGCATCGAAATCCTAACATGGCTCAAGTACCGGCAGTATACAGTCCTTATGGTAAAGAGTGTCGTGCTTGTTGGACAGTGCCAAAAGGTTATAAGTTAGTAGGTATAGATGCTTCAGGGCTAGAACTAAGGATGTTAGCTCACTATATGTCAGACGAGGAATATATAAATGAAATTATCAATGGAGACATTCACACAACTAATCAAGAGTTTGCTGGACTTAAATCAAGAGACGAGGCTAAAACTTTCATCTATGCACTTATATACGGAGCAGGAGATGAAAAAATTGGAAGCATCGTTGCAGGAAATAGAGCAGATGGTAAACAACTGCGAGAACAGTTTCTTGCTAGTTTACCAGCACTTAAATCTCTTAAGACAAGAGTTGAGACAGCGGCTCAAAGAAATTTCCTCAAAGGATTAGACGGTAGAAAGATATTTTTAAGACACAAACATGCTGCTTTGAACTCTTTATTACAAGGAGGAGGAGCTATAGTAATGAAAAAAGCTTTAATTTTATTGCATAACAAACTAAAAGAAGCTAAGATTAATTTTAAGTTTGTTGCAAACATTCACGATGAATGGCAACTTGAGGTCAAAGAAAGCCAAGCAGAACGAGCAGGACAATTAGCTGTTCAGAGTATTCAAGATGCCGGTGAGTACTTTAATATGCGATGTCCTCTCGATGGCGAATACAAAGTCGGAGACAACTGGAGTGAAACCCACTAAAAAAGACCGAAAGAAATTTGATATTGACCTTGAATATGGCAGTATCAGAGAAGATAAAATAGCTGAGATGCTTTTCAATAAAAAGATTGAAGTTAAATCTGAGAGAGGCATGTGGATGAAAACAGGAAATATAGCTATTGAGTATGAAAGCTATGGTAAGCCCTCTGGTATAAAAGCTACTGAATCAGATTACTGGTTTCATAATCTCTGTGTTGGAGATAAAGAGTTCTGTACTTTAGTTTTCAGCACTGAAGTCCTTAAATCTATCGTTGAAAAGTTAGATTACTTTAAAACAGTTTGTGGTGGCGACCATAATGCTAGTAGAATGTATTTAATAAATCTTCAAAAACTATTTTCATCTGATGTTATTAAAGCTTTCAAGAAAGAAATAGAAAAAAATGACAAACAAAAATAAAGATATAGTGGACACTTCTAAATCTGAAGTGTATAATATTAATAAGTTCACATCGGAAGCCGGACACTGGTATGACAGAGAAGGCTTACCTGCCTACACCATAGTAGGAGCAAACGGTAAAGAACGAAACACTACCCTCAGAGATGCTAAGAAAGAAGGACTAGTTCCTTCTGTTACTACTATTTTAAATCTAGTAGCAAAACCATCACTAGAAAACTGGAAGATAAACAAAGCTTTAGAAGCTTCTGTTGCTTTAAAGAAAACAGAAAAAGAGTCAGTAGAAGAGTTTATTTACAGATGTAAAACTGCTCAGAGAGAGATAGGGCAAACTGCCGCTAGTCAAGGTACTAAAATACATGCTCTCATTGAAAAAGGTTTTGAGGGTAAATCTAAAAACAAATCTTATTTTGCTGTTAAAGCATTTTTAGACCAGCACTTTCCTAATGAAAAATGGATTGCTGAGGATTCTTTTTGTTCTGAAAAAGGCTATGGAGGTAAAATAGATTTATATTCTAAGTCTGGTATTTTTGTAGACTTTAAAACAAAAGATAATTTAGTAGATAAAGAACCTGCTAAATTAGTCTATGATGAACATGGTATGCAATTATCTGCTTATGCTGAAGGCTGTGGGTTTTCTAAACCTGAAAGGGTTTCAATCTTCGTAGATAGACAAAAAACTGATTTGGTTTTAGGTCATATCTGGGATAAAGAATCTCATATTAAGCATATTAAAATGTTTGAAAGCTTACTAACTTATTGGAAATTAGTAAAAAACTATGACTCTGCTGTATTATGAATGGTAAGAAAGCAAAAAGATTAAGACGAAGAAGTAAAGAATTGTTAATAGAGTGGTTGAAAACTATGGTGCCTGAAGGTGAAGATAGTGAAAAAATAACTGTCAACAACTTGAACAATTTTTTACCGACACAAACACATGTGTATGCTAATAATAAAATGATGGTTAGTGCTTATTCTTTACGTTGGTTTTACAAGCAGGTCAAGAAAAATCCAGATATAACTTTAAAAGATATACTAAAATGAATATAAAATATAAGTTTAATGAAGATAAAATCTTACAAGAAATAAAAGCTTATATTGATTCTACTTATGACCAACATTACTCACAAGGTAAATATCAAGCTACTGATATGATTATAGATGCTGGACACGGTGAAGGTTTTAGTATTGGTAATATTATGAAGTATGCTATGAGATGTGGGAAAAAAGATGAAAAAAGAAAAGAGTTGTTAAAAATAATTCACTATGGAATTATTGGTTTATATGTAGAGGAAAGTAATGGAAGATAAGGTAGGAGTAAAAGAATATTTAGGTATAAAGATTAATTATGAAAATGAAAAACTTTTAGATAAATTTAGTTTAGATACTCTAAAAGATAGATATTTTACAGGAGAAGAAACACATGCCCAAGAAGCATTCGCAAGAGCCTCCGTCTTCGGAGCAACATTCAAAGGAGTTACGGATTTTGAACTGGCTCAACGACTGTACAACTACAGTTCCCGTTGTTGGTTCATGTTTAGCACTCCTATACTTAGTAACGGGGGAACAAGTCGTGGGCTACCTATTAGTTGTTTCCTTAATTATGTTCCTGACAGCCGAATTGGTTTGTCATCTCATTATGATGAGAATATATGGTTGGCTAGTTCAGGCGGAGGTATTGGTGGATATTGGGGAGATGTGCGTAGTAACGGTGTATCTACTGCTCACGGTAGTAAGTCTACTGGTTCAATCCCCTTCATGCATGTTGTAGATTCACAGATGTTAGCCTTTAATCAAGGTGTAACAAGAAGAGGTAGTTATGCTGCTTACATGAATATTTGGCACCCAGAGATTGAAGAGTTTATTAATATGAGGAAAGAGTCAGGTGGTGATATTAATAGAAAGTGCTTGAACTTACACAATGGAGTCAATATTAATAATGAATTTTTACGAGCTATTGAAAACGATGAAGAATGGCGATTGATTGACCCTAAATCAAACGAAGCTGTCAAAACTATTAATGCAAGGGATTTATGGTGGCAATTATTAAATGCTCGAGCAGAAACTGGAGAGCCTTACATAGTCAACTTAGATACTTGTAATGAAGCTTTACCACAAAAACAAAAAGATTTGGGTTTAGAGATTAAACAAAGTAACTTATGCTCTGAAATTACTCTACCTACTGATGAAGAAAGAACAGCTGTTTGTTGTTTGTCTTCGGTAAACTTAGAACATTTTGATAAGTGGTCTAAAAAGAAAAACTTTATTAATGATTTAGTTACTATGCTAGACAATGTACTGCAACACTTTATAGATAATGCAGTTGATACTACACAGCTAGGAGAATACAATGCTAATTTTAAAAGATTTAAAAAATATATACGAGCAGGTAAAGAGGGTTTTACGAGAGCAACTTATTCAGCTTACAGAGAAAGGTCGATTGGCTTGGGAGCAATGGGTTTCCATGCTTACTTACAATCTAAACAAATACCTTTTGAAAGCATCTTTGCTTCTGGCTTCAACCATAAAGCATTTAGCCACATCAAAGAAAAAGCTTTCGAGGCTTCTCAAAGACTTGCTGATACAAGGGGAGAAGCTCCTGATATCTCTGGTAGTGGGGTTCGGAATGCTCATCTTCTTGCTGTTGCTCCTAATGCTTCTTCTAGTATTATATGTGGCGGGACTTCTCCTTCGATTGAGCCTTACAGGGCTAACGTTTATACACACAAAACTCTTTCGGGGAGCTACCAAGTAAAGAATAAGTATTTAGAAAAACTTCTTAGGTCTAAAGGTTTAAAAGGACAAGAGTTAATAGAGACTTGGAAAGACATTGCTGGACATGATGGTTCGGTACAACACTTAAAATTTTTAACAGCAGAAGAAAAAGAGTTATTTAAAACTGCTAATGAAATAAATCAGATATGGTTAGTTGAACATGCTTACAAGCGACAAGAGTTTATTTGTCAATCTCAATCAGTAAATTTATTTTTTGTCTTACCTAAAGCCACTGAGTCTCAAGAAGTACATGATGATTACATGCAGTATGTTAATGATGTGCATTGGTATGGTGCTTGTAAGTTAAAATCTTTGTATTATTTTAGGTCGAATGCTGCAAGGAATGCAGAGAATGTTAATATTAAAATACCTCGTATTAAACTAGACGAGGGTTGTATAGCTTGTGAGGGATAGTGCCGAAGAAATCAAAGAGTCAGTTTTCTACCGCACATAAACCAGTTGCAGGAGTAAACGGTAAAAAAACTTCGCAAGGGCAAGGTAACTTAGCAACATCTACGATGAACAAACATAAAAGAAGAAGCTTTAAAAAATATAGAGGACAAGGATGAAAAAAAAATTATTAGAAACAATATATTGGATAGACAGTTGTTGGAAATTAGTTATGGACAATAGATATAATCCTCTTAAGTATATACCAGACCCATCTATACAGGCTTACTTTACTTTAGTTTTGTTTACAGTTTGGAGTTTCTTTTTTGGTTTACTTGCTACTTACTACATGGGTTGGTATGGTTATAACTCTGTTCTCTCTTTTGCAGTGCATTGTAGTGTTATTATACCTTTACTTTTCACTAGAGCAGTATTCTTAGATGCTGAACGAGATGGTGCTAAATGGTTAAAAAAAATTAAAAGGAGTAAAAAATAAAATGTTTACTAATGAATTATTTGAAGCTTTGTATGAAAAATACTCAGCACAACAAAAAATAGCTAAAACTAATTTAAGGTTGTATATTACTAATCCAGTTGCAGTAGCCGACCACCCTGATATGGTGGCTACTTTTGATAAGCTGTTTAAAAAATATGTAGAAGCAACTGAAAATATTAAAAGATTAAGGGAGTTAGATTATGAGTTTACTAGCGAATAGAGAATATTATAAACCTTTTGATGATGCATGGATGTTTGATTACTATGTCCTGCAAAATCAAATGCATTGGATGCCGGAGTCTGTGCCACTACATACAGATGTTAAGGATTGGCAAGACCTTTCGGATGTTGAAAAGAATTTACTAACACAAATATTTAGATTGTTTACTCAATCAGATGTTGATGTTGGTGCTGGTTATATAGACAGATATATGAGAATATTTAAAAAACCAGAGGCTCGTATGATGATGGGTTCGTTTGCTAATATGGAATCTATTCATCAACATGCTTACAGTTTATTACTTGATACTGTTGGTATGCCTGATAATGAGTATAAAGCTTTTGCTGAGTATGAAGAGATGTCCGACAAACATGAATATATCAATGATATTAAGACTACTAGACAAGATAAAAGAAGTATAGCTAAAACTTTAGCAGTCTACTCAGCCTTTACTGAAGGACTACAGTTGTTCTCAAGTTTTGCAATCTTATTAAACTTTCCAAGGTTCGGTAAGATGAAAGGCATGGGACAGATAGTTACTTACTCTATTCGTGATGAGTCCATGCATGTCGAAGCTATGACTAAACTGTTTAGACAATTCATTCAAGAGAACATAGATATTTGGACAGATGAATTTAAAAAAGAGATATACGATATCTGTAGACAAATGGTTGAACTAGAAGATAAATTTTTAGATTTAGTTTTTGAAATGGGTAATATTCAAGGCTTAACTAAAGAAGATATGTACAAGTACAATCGTTATATTGCTGATAGAAGACTTTTACAACTAGGTCTTAAACCTAATTACAATCAAAAAGAAAATCCTCTTACTTGGCTAGATGAAGTTATGGGTGTTGAACATCAAAACTTTTTTGAAGGTAGGGCTACTACTTACATGAAGGCAGGTTTAAGAGGTAGACAAGATAAAGTTACTTTTAGTAACTTAGAAAATATAAATGAATAATAAAGAAGCAAACTTAATTAGCTTTAAAGTTTTATTAACTAGAGAAAATAAAATTGTAACAGAGCTTAGCATGTTACCAGAAAATAAAATTGATACTGTGTTTCCTCTCCATGAAAGAGAGATGATTAAAAGTATTGTTAGAAATGGTAAAGTTAAACTCGAACCACTACATAAGTTTCTAGAAAAAGAAGTTAATGCACTAAAAAACTAAATCTGTGAAAAAATGACCTCACAGAATCGCTTGTATTGAACGTAAAGCATTCAAGTAATACTATATGTCCAAAAACTAACAAAATTGCTTAGAAGCGATATGTGAGGCTCTCAGAGCATTTAGCTTAAATTGTGTAGATTTTTACCGGTTTTTCCTTACCTTTGACAAAAATAGACTCTAACTCTGTTACTTTACCTTTATATTTGCTAATGGTTGCCTCACCAATAACTAAATTTTTACCAACAGATTTACATGAAGACTCTAACCGAGCTGCAAGATTACATGCATCGCCCAAAACACTATATTCAAAACGAGATTCACTTCCCATATTTCCTGCAACAACTTCTCCAGAGTTTATTCCTATACCAATCTCAATATCTAACTGTGCTTCTTGCATTGCGTGTCTTATTTGAAGAGCTGTCTTAATAGCTTTTTGCTCATGGTTCTCAACATCTACTGGAGCATTCCAAACAGCCATCATAGCATCACCGATATATTTATCTACCATTCCTTCATTAGCTTTGACTGCATCTGCTTGAATAGTTAAAGCTTTGTTCATTATCTCAATAACTTCTTCTGGTTCTAGTTTCTCTGACATAGAAGTAAAACCCCTGACATCTGTAAACATTATCGTACAGTTTCTTCTTTCACCGCCCAATCTTAATAACTCTGGATTCTTTTGTAGTCTAGCCACTTGTCGAGGGTCAAGATAAGTAGAGAACTGCTTCTTGATTTGTTGTCTAAGTTTAAACTGAGTTCTAAAGTTTAGATAGAACTGTTGAGCAGAAATTAAAAACAAACTTATTAGAGTCCATGTGACATCTATCAAAAGATTTTGCTGTATGAAAGACCAACCAAGATAAGCTACCCCACTAAAGATACTTAAGGCTGAGACTAAACCTGTAGTAATACCTAAGAAACCAGTTAAAATACCTACGAGTAAACCAGCTACTACTAAGATACTTAGTTCAGCAAACAAACGATAATCTGGTATGCTAGGTGTCTCCAGTAAAATAGACTCAGCTAAGGCTGCTTGAATTTTATGTGGCTCTAATAAACCCACAGGAGTTGCTAGTTGTCTCTGTATTCCAGAAGCAGTAAAACCAACAAAGACAAACTTACTCTGCACATCCATTTCAGTTAGGTTAGTCTCTGGTGTCTTGACCCAACTAATCCATTTTTTACCTGCTGAGTCTGTAGAGATAGGTGGTATACCTTTTACTCTTATCATCTCTATACCGTTCTCGTTGGTTTTTATTTGATAAGTATTGCCACCGCCAAGTATCTTAAGAACTTCTGTACCAAAAGAAGCTACCCAGCCCTCTGGGGTTTGTTGGATGAGGGGTATCTGTCTAACTAGATTATCTATATCAACCGGCACTGACACAGCTCCTTGAGCTGCAGAGTCTTTTAAGACTGGAATGTTTTCTAAGAAACCTTGAGCTTGAGTTAAACTAATATCAGGTCCTAAGATAACTGTTCCGTGTGTCTGTGGATATTTATTATTATTTACTTCGGGCATTGCTATGACACTAGGAGCTAAACCAAGCATCTCAGCAAAGGCTTCATCGCCTCCTAGTCTATCAGGATGAGGAAAGAGTATTGTCCAGCCAACCCCCAAGGCTCCTTGTTGTAATAACTTAAGTTGTATGTCTGCTAGGGTCTGACGAGGTAAAGGATAACCACCTTGCTGGTCTATAAACTCTTCATCAATGTTGAGGATAGTAAAGTAACCAGTAGGCTCTGGAGTCTTGACAAGGGCATCAAAGGTCTTGAGTCTTAGTATTTCTAACGGTGGAGCATTGAACACTAAGGGAAGTGTCAATAAAAAAAGTAAAAGACTAGCCCACTTCATCCGGAAGACTGCTTGATAGTAATGGAAGAGTTACTACCGCCATTAAGAGTAATAGTAATTGCTTTACCATCTTGTATAATTAAAACCTTATAACTGTTGTTAGTATCTAAATCTAATCTTACTGTGTCTTCTACTTGTCTTAAGAAAGTTATAACTGTGTCAGTAATAAAAGTATTTACTTGGGTGTTAGAGTCAAAACCAAAAGCTGTGCCTTGAACACTAATATCACCAGTGTTCAAAACATTTTGTTCTAACTCATCAACTTCTTCTATAATACTTAGAAGGTCTTCTAAGAAATTTACATCTAAATAGTTGATATCAAGTTCGGTGAACTCTAAGTTATCTTCTGCTAAGTAGTCTTGTTCTAGTTCGTCAAACTCTAAATAGTCTATGTCTAGAATATTGTCCGAGCCATCTGTTTGTTTTTCTTCGTTAACAAAATCTGAGTCTTGTTTTGGTGGATTGACAATCAACATGTTGTCAATAATATCTAGAGTCAAGTCTAAAATAACAGGACTACTAGGTGTTGTTTCAAGCAACTCAACTGTAGTAGCTTGATAGGGTTTGTTGAGAACTACTTGTCCTGCTAAAGTAGAAACAACTATTTCACCAGAAGCAATTCCCTGTTCATTTGGTAATAGTATTATTAAAGACCTGCCGAGTTCATCAACAGTAACAGTAAAGTCTGTTCCCCTAATACCGATAGTAGCACTTGGAGTCTTGATAGAGATGTTTTCTTTATTGATAGAGGCTAATTTGCCGGTAATAAACCTAGCTGTACCACTAGCAAACTGTAGAGCCATCTTAGATTTAGATGGGTCAGGGTCATAGATAAACTCATCTATAACTAACTGTGAGTGTTCGGTAAGTCGAACCTGCGAGTCGTCTAGAAAAGTTATACCTATTCGACCATTAGAAGTTTCGACATTATCAAAACTATTAATAGTAAAAGCGAGAGCAGCAGTAAAGGGGTCTTGCTCCCTTACTACTCTCCCTATACCTTTTAATTCTGTTATGCTTCCTATACTAGCAACTTGTGCTGCCTGAATCTGATTGTATGATACAGACAGTGCCATTATTGCCAGTAGAAATAATCTTAAGCCAATCACTTGCTAAAGTTGAACTCTGTGTAATATTAAATGCTCGACTGCTACCTGTTTGGTCTAGATAAAAATAACCATCAGCATAACCACTACCATTATAGACCACACTGTTTGAGTCACCATCTATATCTAAATAAGATGTGGCTCCATCAATATCTACTGTGTAATCTATGGTATTTAAATCACCATTGATAATCCAGTCGAGGTCTAAGTATTCTGCTAAAGCATTTGTTGCAACATTTAACTCAAAGTCATTACTTGAGCCTGTAACATCAACATAGTAATTACCACCATCAGCACTATAAGTATCTGTTGGGTCTACTTGAATTTCAAAAGTATTACTATCACCATCAAATTCAAAAAAACCTACTAGTGAATCTAAGATAATGTCTCCAATAAATTTGTTGGAATCCCCAAGTTGATTGATGTCTAAAGTCATAGAACCACCAGTTAATTCTAGTGCAGTCATTTGACCTGAAACAGCATCAAGACCACCAATAAGGTTGGAACCGCCTAGTTGTTCAACATCTAGGTTTAAGTCTGAACCAACTTGATTGATGTATATTTCATTGTCGGCTTTGGCTATAAAGCCTAAGAAAGCTAATAATATAATTATTCTATTCATAACTCCAAAATCTCCTCTCTATTCCTTGTTGTACTATTTCTAGTACACTTGTCTCTATCGCTTTTTGGAGAGCAATAGATACACTTTCGTTTTGTGTAACACCAGATTCTATTTCTACTAACTCTGTCCCAGCTTCAATGAATCTAAAGATATCATTAGAAACTCCTACAGATAGGATAGTCTTTGATGTTAGTACTTCTATTAATATTTCTCCGGTATTAACAGAAACTAGTCGTAAAGAAACTGTCACAGTGTCTTCACGATATTGGCGGCTCATGCCGATGCCTAGATATCTAGCACCATTACCACCACTTTTTAGGTTCGTGTCATACGAAATGACTCCGCCCTGAACCAGTAGACCTGCGAAGATAAGAGGGTTTAACTCTGTATTGTCTTCAAAGTCTTTGCGGGTTGTTCTAATTATTTGTCGTTCTTTAGTTAAGTTATCTAAACCTACTCTTTCGACAACTGTAAAGAATTGACCATCTGCAGCATGTTTAAAAGCCCTGATAAGTAAAGCATCAGGTGATTGAGTTATAGCAGAACTAAATAAAGCAAAGGTACTATTACTCTTTCTTTGCCCTGTTAGGTCTGTGAAGCTATTAGGATAAATAGCAATAGTCGGCTTAATTCTAGCCGGTCTTAAGTTTTTTAACTCTTCTGACTGTAACTCTAATACGGTACTTGGTCTTTTCTTTGAATAAGCTCCTATGACATTCTCATCTAATAGAGAACTGTGTCTAAGGCTTGAACAACTAGAAAGTAAAAGAACCGATAGGAACAGTAATCTCTGTAACATTCCCCTCTGCATCTGTAATCTTTAATGTAATCATAGTACCGTCTGGACTAACGGTATATTCAATAGTATTACCCATTAACTCTAACACTCCAGCTGTGCTTGGGTCTTCACCAAACAAAGCATCTACTAACTGTCGTGATAATTGAGCATATATTCTTGATTCTAAGTTTCTGATAAATCTTGCTAGAGTTGTATTATCTGCTTCTCTTTCTAGCTCTTCTCGATAAGCTTTTATTTCAGCTTTAATAGCTGCCTTTCTATTAAACTCTTGATTCTCAATAGTAAGATAGTGAGCTGAAGTATTTAGCCCACTAAAAGAAGGCGACTTAAATTTGTGTACTAATTCATCGGCAAATATATTACCGCTGACACCAGCAGTCATAACTAAAAACCCTGCAATTAATAGGGTTAGTTCTAAGCTTTTTAACATAATTTCCTCAATCTTTTCGTTGGTCTTTTTTTCCATCTGCCCTTGCTAATCTATCTACATCTACAGGCACTCCCATAGCTGTCCGACACATTGTGTCTATTCTTATTATATCGTTGTCTATTTGTCTTATCCTATCTATTAAAGCTACTATCATGCTATGTTGAGTATCTAGTTTTTTATGGACATCTGCTATCAAATGATTAAATAGTTTCCAGACCATCCACCCAGCTGCTACAGCAAAAGCCGCAGGAATTCCTACAGTTTCTAAAATGTCCATCCATGTTTTTGTATTCATTATCTACCTTTAACTAAACTACCACCAAAGTACATACCTATAATTGCTGAGACTAAATTAGTATCTAATTGTGTAATTACCAAGCCCTGAAATGTAACCCATTCAAATATTTCTCTACCTTCTTTCAAGAACCAAAAGCCCGGATTCCAGTTAGTATAGCCAACAGTCACAGAAACATCTGGATAGTAGACTGCTACTAGTTTAGGTAATAACACAATCGCAAAGACTGAAGTTAAAGCTATGATTCTTCTAGTCCAAGCAAAGCCTTTATCTTTTAAACCATGGTCTAAAGATTGTTGTCTTTCTTTCATACCAAACTCACCACGGGTTATTAAAAGTTTTTGTTGCTCTGCCTTAGCCTTTCGACTCTCAGCCCAGACACTCATCAAACCACCAAGGACTGTGGAGGCCAACATAGTTATTATTTCAAAAGGAAAACCCACTATTCAAATTCTCCTAACATAAATTTTTCCATTTCTTTTTCATACAAAGGTCTATAATCTTCAATAGTTACCCAAGGTAAATTAAGACCTGCTCTAGCTTTGCAATTATCTCGCCAAGCTTCCTCTAGTTGTTGTTCTGTGTAGAGTATCATGTTAATTATTTTGTGTTTGTTGTTCAATAGAAGAACCAAGACCACCAGACTTTACAGCCTCTACAAGACTTAAAGCTTTGCTAATTTCTTCTTCTTTTATATTTTCATGTCCTTCAAATATAGCAACACTTCTAGCATACTCTTTCATTACTTCAGGGTCATTTAAATTTATTACTTCGTCAGGTCTAACGTTTAAATTTTTGGCTACCATTTTAATAAATTTTTCTTGATTTGGATTTTCACTTTTACCTTTAACAATGTCGCCTTTTTCAGGAGCATGTATTTTTATTAATTTTTCTACGGTGTTATTACCTCTATTATAATGAGTGTATGTATTTTTTATACCAGCTCTAAACCCCATGACATTATCTTCAAACACTTCAAACGTATCTTCAATTTTTGGGTTGTGTGGAACTTTACCTTCCCATGGTATTTCTTTAGCTCCTATAGCTGGACCATAAACTAAGTTAAATGGATTATTATTCCTAGTTGCTCTATTAGCAACAACTTCTTTACCCTCAGCAAAACCTAGCCGACTCATCTGTTCTTGATAAGGCTCACCAGTCAAAGGATTGATACGGTCTGCTGGGTCCTCTTGGGTATAAGGTACTTCTGGCCCTGAGACTAAACCACCTGTTGCGTATTTAGGTAAAATACTTTCGTCTTCGTCTTCTGCTGATGCTCTATAAAGTCCTGCTCCTTCTCTAGCGATTGGTAAAACATCTGCAGTTTCTAAAAGTGTTGCTTCTAAACCATCAATAAATGCTTCCATCATTTCTTCATCTTCATCTGGATAAAATTCTGGAAGACCTTTAAAAGGTATCTCAGCTAAGTCTTCCATATAACCTAAGACAGGAGCTACTTGTTCAGTTACACTAGAACCATAGTCTGAGTATTTTGCAATACCTCTAATTTTATCTATACCATAAGTATTTAAACCTGAATAAGACAAAGCCTCTCCAACTTTTTGAGCTAAAGTTTCATCATTTACTCCTTCTCTATACTTTTGATTGGTAGACAAAGATACTTGTAATTCTCGTATAGAAGCAAAAACCGGAAGAGCTGCTGCTATTTTTAAAAACAAAGCAATATCTCCTTCTTCAACTCTAGCTATTAAAGCATTAGTTTGAGAAGTTTTAGCTTGGGCCCATGATAAAAAACTACCTAAAAACTTAACATAAGGGTTTTTAGTTTGACCAAACAATCGTCTATTACCAACTAAAGGTATCATAGCATCTCTATTAGCTGCTCTCATTCCTGCTTTCTTAAGTAGTCCTTTACCTGTAGCATCTGAAAGAGCTGACTCAACAGTTTTAAACTGACTTAAGTAGTCTATATCTTTCCTTGTTAAACCTAGAGTATCTATTTCTTTTTGAATAGCTGCTCGACTTTTTAAAAACTCTTTAGTTTTACCTCGAGCATTTAAACGAGCAATATCCATAGTTCTAAATACTCCAGCATCAAACGCAAAACTTCTAGCTACTCTTGTAATTCTACCTAATTGTACTACTTCAAAAAAGTCTCTAGTAAAGTCATGCATTTTTTTCTGAAACTTCCTAGCTCCTGTTGAATTGCCAATTAAAAGTACATCAGATAATTCTCTTTCTAAAATATTATCGTGTCTGTTTCTACCTAAGAAACCATCCATAAAGTTTTTTGGTTTTCTTACAGCTCTTCTTAAACCTAGTCCTTCGGTAGATAGAGGTAAAGCTTTACCTTGCGATGCTTTAATTTGAGTAACTGCTGACCTAATAGCAGGACCATAACCACTGTTAGTTATAGTTTGCATCAAATCACCTGTACTTGGAATAGCTACTTTAAAAAGCCTAGTGGTTGCTAGACTAGTTTGTAAAAAAGTAGAAAAAGTTCTAGCTGCATCACCTGTAGGCATTGCTTCAATACCATAAACTCCAAAATATGTTTCTAAAGATTCTTTAATTTTATTTTTTTCTGTTGTGGCTGCATTTTTAACACCGGGAACATTAGCATATAAATCACTGACAGTTTTGTATTTATTATCAGGGTCTGCTAATTGTTTATACCTATTATCTATTCTACTAAATATATCTTTTATACCTTCACCTTTAGCACCAAATTGTTTAGCAAACTCAGCTACTCTAATACTATTATTAGTTAAAGTTTGAGTAGTTAGTAAAGGATTATTTTCAAACAATTCTGAAACAGATGCCCGAGCTTCTTGGTCAAACAATGTTCTTCTTTTATCAAAGTGACGAGCAGCTTGTAAAACAAAATCTGTATTTTGTCCTTTAATTAAAGGGTCATTATTATTGGTCTTAAAAAGAATATCATCTTTATCTGAAAACAAAGAATTATTTCTTTCTTTTGTTGCTGTACTTAAATAACCCTGAGCAACTTTTTTAGGGCTTCTTAATAATGTAGGATAATTTTCTTCTAAAAAATCTTTATCTTTTAATTGTTTAGCTGTTAAAGTTTTTCTAATGTTTTTATTTTGTAGTTCAAAAGCTTTGGTTAATTTTTGGATAACTTCGGCATAATTTTTTTCATCTACATAGCTAGGTTTTAATATTTGAGTTAAACCATAGTTATCTTCTTTAGTAAAATTAATACCACGAACTAACATATAGTTAGAAAAATCATTATTATATTTATCTATTTCTCTAGAAAGCTTTTCAGCTTGTTTAAAGTTTGGATTTAATTTATCTTCTGCTGATAGGAAAGAATGTTTTTTAGATGCTAGTCCTCTTTGATTACTAATTTTACCTGCTAGAATTAAGACATCATCATCGTACTTGCTAAACATATCAGAAGCTCTATCTCGCCATAAAGCAAGTTGTAACATAGCTTCATTTTCAACAGGATTAGCTACAGTAGTCCTGCCTAAAGTAACTCCTCCACCTTGAGGTGCGTACATTCTAGCACCAAATCTAACAGCGACATCATCTGACCAGCTCATTAAAGATTGTATATGGGAACCAGCTGAAATATCTTTTAATGTATTGTACCAAGACCTTTTAAAACCTGAGATAAATTCATCACCAGCAGCATTTTTTATTTTTTGTGGTACTAACTCAAAAGATTTGCTTTGAATAGTTTTTTGAAACTTACCGAGTGTTGCACCAAGTAAAGCAAAGGTTATCATTTTATCATTGCCTTGGTCTTCTTCAGTAAAAGAAGCTCCAATCCCACCGCCAATGATAGCACCAAATAAAGGTCTGGTTAGTTCTTGAGTTAAAGCTCTAGCAAAGTTTTCATTTAAAACACCTTTCTTTAAACCATTTAACATGCTTGTACTATAAACATCTAAAAAGTTATCAGGTATTTCTTTTAAATAAATATCTTCAATTCTTTTATTAATATCATCTTTTTGTTTTTTATTAGCTTTAATTTTTCTTTCAAGGCTAGTTGCTTCTTTAGATAATTTAGTTGCTTGACGATAGTAAGACTTACCTATATTTTTAGTATATAGCTCGTCACGTTCTTTTTTAATAAGCTTTAAAGAATTTGACAACTCTAGTTTTTCATCTGTAAGTTTTCTAAGGTTTAAACTTAGATTACCAATATTATCGAGAGACTTTTCTACTTCGACAGCTGTTTGTTGCCCTAGTTTTTCTATAGTAGGAATATCTTGTTCTTTAATAATAGGAGCCTGAGTTGCTCCTTTAATAGTGACGTCTTTATCTACTTTTTGCCCAGCTTTATTAACAACAGTAACTTTATCATTTACTGCTCTTCTATACAGAGACATGCCAACTTCACCGACAGCACCACCAGCTACACCTAAACCAAAACCTAAACCAACCATCTCTGGTCTAACTTCACCATACAAAGCCTCTTCTCTTAAAGCAATGTCAGTAGCTGCAAAAGTTCCTGCTGAGCCTAAACTAGCAAGTTTACCAGCTTTGGCAATTTTCATCCAAGGAACTAAAAAGGTAATAGGGTCAGCAAGACCAACAGCAGCTCGACCTGTAAGAACTCCTGCTGTTTCTTCTCGACCTCTAAACTCTGGAAACTCTTCAAGTATTTTTTCTTGTCTATTTTTTTCTATTCTAGCTCTAGCCTCTTCGTAGGTCTCATCAGCATCGACAAAAGATTCGAAGGCTGCTTTACCTATTCTAAATAAACTACCAAAAGCTGTAGGCTCTTGAGCTACTCCATAAGCAACTTCTCGTCCAAATGATATTTCTTTTTTAGGTTTTTCTAGATAATCAAAATAACTTAACTTAGGTCGTTGAGCTTCAGGTATCTTTTGAGTTTCAATAATTTCTTCTTCCTCTTCTTCTTTTTTAAGATAATCAAAGTAACTTAAATTAGATTTTTGAGGTTCTGGTAATTTAGTCTTATTTTGAAGAGGGACTTCTACATTAGAATCAAATGTATCAAGAGGTTCTTTTATGTAATCGAAATAACTTAGTGACATTAATATCCTTATTGTCTAGCTAGTAAAGATGATTCAGAGTTAAAGTTATCTAAAAAGTTTGCTACTTCTGCAGGACTAGCATCTTCAGATAAACCATATTTTTTTAAAAGTTTTTTAATTACTACAGTATTATAATAATTATTATTAGAATATCTTTCCAGTTTATTTAGGTCTGCTTTGCCTTGTTGAGATTTAAAAAAAGAAAAAATATCTTTTCCTAAAGTATTAATTATTCCATCTCTTTTAGCTTCAACATCTACTTCTACTTCGCCATTATCTTTGTTAGAAGTTGTTTTAGCTTCTTTAATATCATTATCTAATTTTTTAGTTTTTTGGTTAGATGATTGAGATTTTAAAACTAAATTATAAAGCTTGTCTATCTCTTCGCTGTTGTTTGGATATATTTTCTTTAATTCATTAATTTCTTTTTCTTTTTCTTTTATATTATCGGCATCTTCTAACATTTGTATAAAGGCTGTAGAACTAAATGGAATTTCTTTAGGGTCTGTAATTATAATATCTTCAGAACCTTGACTCTGATTAATAGCTACAGCATCACTAGCTGAAACTTTGTTTCTTAATAAATTTTGCCCTGTTTGACTAGGAGCTATAAATAAAATGTCATCGGCATCCCATTGTGTTTCTCCTCCAATAATTCCTAGTGGACCTAAATTAAGCCCTCCTTTGGTTAATTCTTTAAGTCGTAAAAATCTACCTTCGTTAGCAAATGATTGGAAACTTTCATTGATAATACCAGCTCCGACTGTTGGATTTATACCGTTTTTCATTTTAATATCATTTAAAGATAGGGCTTGTCTTGCTAAAATTTCTCTCATTTTAAAAGAACTAATAGTGCTTAATTCCTGTGTATCAGGATTATAAACTTTAATTTTTTTATCTTTCCAAACTTTTTTAATATTAACTTCTTCTATGTTATCTTCATTTAACTCAGGTATGTCTTTAATATTTTCAATAGTAACACCAGTTTTTAACACCGGTATATTTAAAGGAATTTTCATAAAGACTTCATCTTCGAAATGTGTATCATTAAGTTTTATTTGATTAAGAATTTGTTTATCAGTAAAAGGTTTTTTAGCTAGAGGAACTAAATTGTTTTCTAGTTCTTGAGAAGTTTTACCGACCATACTAGAATAATAATCATTTAGTAAAGCATCAGCTGAAGTAACACCCTTTCTAAATTCTTGTCTTTGTTCTTTAGCTATATTTAGTTGATTTTCTAGCTCTATTTTTGCAGCATTAGTTGAAGTTAAATTACCTTCTGCATCTTTTTCTGTTCTAAAAATTCTATTAAATGCAGCAGCTAATAAGCTCTTTTTAGTTGGGTCATTTTGAACAGCATCGAGAGCTGCAAGATATTCATTTTTAGCAGCTTGATTATACTTACTAAAAGTATCATAAGTGTTTACTGGATTTTGTCTTAATAAATCTAGTCTTTCTTTTTCTCTTTGATATTGTTGATTATAGATTTCAAACATTTTATCTTGAACTTCTTTTTCTTGACTTTGTCGATTTTGCCAAGAAACTCCTAAGTCTTGTAAATGAATATCAATATTTTGATTAACTTGTTTTTTAAGCCAAGTATCTTCACCTATTCTATTAGCCTCTGCGATTGCTTTTCTATTAGCAGCAGAACCATCCCACTCTTCTTTATTATTTACAAAAATATCATTGTACTTTGTATTAACATCTTCGATAGCATCATTCAAACCTTGCTTTAATCTTCTCTGTTGCCCTTTTAAGAATCCACCGAGTAAACTGTAAACAAAGTCTTTACGTTTTGATTTTCTTTGTTGACCTAATAAACTAGTGGCTACTTGACCAAATTTAGAATCTTTTAAATAATCACTCATCTTCTTCCCTCGCTAATAAACTTTGTCTAATTTCTGGACCAGCTTCTTTAACTCTGTCGAGTAGTGATTTATCTACTACTCCTTCAGCTAAATTTTCTGGTCTTATTTGTTTGTCTGTAGTACCTGCTTTAATTTGTTCAACAGCAGTTTTAAATTGTTCAAGTTTTGTCTCTGTTTCCTCCTCATCTTCTTCATCAATATCATCGTTATCAATGTTGTACTGTATGTTTGCTTCCTCACCTATGCTCATAATTAAATACATAATAGGCTCCATGACTAGAAGCATAGTATCTGGGTTAATTTTACCTTCAGTAAATTTAGCATAAGTAATTGCCATAGCTAAATCACCAACACTAGCTCCACTAGCTAAACCTTTAACAATTTCTTTAGCTGCTTCTGGTTGTAATAATTGAGTTAAGATAGCATCAATAGCATCTCTAGGATTAGCAAACTCTGCTGGTTGTTCCCATGGATAAGGTTGGTCAGGACTGTTTGTTAAAGATTGTCCGGGTATAGCAGCACCTTGAGATTTTAAAGCTACTAGTTTATCTAAACCTTCTTGACTATCTCTAAGCTGACCTCTAACTTTTGGTTTATCTTCAATATCATCTAAGTCAACACCAGCCGCTTGAGCATCTAAAATAACCTGCTCAACAGCATCTGTTAAATTATTAGATACTACAGGTCTTAATTCTCTTTGTTGTGCCATTATGCCATCCCTCCTACAGTTTCTTGTCTATATAAATCACTAGCTAAGTAACCAACATCTCCTGTGCCAAACTGTAAATTATTATAAGCATCATTTAAATTGACAGCTGGTTGAGCAAAAGACACTTGTAATGGGTCTAACATACTTTGTTCATCGCCTCCATAGCCTACATATTGACCCGGTATTTCTGGGTCTGGTTGTAGCTTTGATTCAGCATAACTCATACCTACATCTCTAACAAATTGACCTGCAGTAGTATCAAAGAATCCTGTTTGTTTTACTGTTTCAACTTTATCCCCTGCTCTTACAATTTTACCACTAGCATCTAAATAAGAACCAGATACTTGTGCTGTATCTTTAAAAGAAGCAGGTAAATTAGATATTTCAGATTGAGTTAAAGGTTGTCCTGTTTCAATATTTAAATATGAATTATTAACAGGGTCAAAAGCTATTTTATCTAAATTTAATCTTCCTGCTTCACTTGTAAAACCTAAAAAGTCTGTAACTTTACCAGCTCCTGTACCCACAGCAGCTCCTAAAAACTCAAATGGTTTAGCCACTGTGCCTACTACAGGTAGACCAGTAATAAAGTTTTTAGCTCCAATTAATGCTTTACCTACTGCTGAAGTTGCAAACTGACCTCCAAAAGCTCCTACCGCTGCTCCTCCCGTGACTAAAGCTGCTCCTACAAGTGCTATAGTTTTAAGGATTTTACTTTTGCTAATTTTCTTAACAACTTTCTTAACTCCTCTGACTACTTTTTTAATGCCTTTTTTTACTTTTTTAAAGACTTTTCTTAAAAATCCCATTTTATATATCCTCTGTTATTATTCCTATTAAGTTTTCTATTGCTGCTAAACCACTACCATACCTTTCAGGGTCAGAAGCTAATGCTGTACTAACTAATTGAGCTATTCTATTTTTTTCATTTTCTCCAGCTCTAAAATCATAATCAGCATTATCTCGTAACTCTTGCCACATAAAAGATAAAGCATTTTGTGACATGTTAAAAGCATTCATCGCATTCTGCATATTAATAGCATTCTGTGCTGCTGTGTTAGCAGTATTAGCTTGTCTTCGCCATTGAACATTAGAAGCTTCGACAACTGCTCTGTTTTGTGAATTCCATTGATTTCTAGCAAAGTCTTGATTAGCATTAAACTCAGCTACTTGAGTTTTTAATTGTGTATTAAATTTATTTACATCGGCTTGTCTTTGAGCATCTCGAGCTGCTGCTGCGTTCTGTTGTGTAGTATTAAATTGATTAACTGCATTAGTTTGTTGAGTATTAAACTGGTCAACTTGAACTGCTAAACTATTATTAAATTGTTCTACTTGCATCTCTGAAGTAGCATTAAATTGTCTTCTAGCATTCTCAGCTGATTGATTAGATAATATTCTTTGTTGTTCTTGCTGAGCTTCTATCATGTAACTTTGTTGTTCAGCATTTAAATTAGCTAAATCCATACTTAAAAAGTTTTTAGCATTTTGAATTTGTGATTGTTGAGCAAAGTTAGCTTCTGCTAAGTTAGCTTGTGAAGTTAATATAGCATTTTGGATTGCTACTTGTTGTCTATTCTTAGCTTCAGTTAAACTTACAGTTTGTAAAAATCTGCTATTACTTAAATTAGCTTGTTGTTCATTACTAAGATTAGCCAAATCCATTTTAAAAACATTACCAGCATTAAATAAAGCTGCTTGTTGTCTTCTTTGAGCATCTGCTTCAGCTGCTTGAGCTTCTATACCTCTTTGTTGAGCTACTGATTGTTGAATAGCTTGAGCATTAGATTGAGCTATTGGTAAAGATGCTTGAATAATAGTATTAACTAAAGTATCTCGACCAACTGTTGAAGCTGACATACCTCTAGCAGCTAACATTTTTTCAACACTAGTTACAGCCGGTCTAGCCCACATTGGTATTTCTCCTGCTTCTAGTCCAGCTAACAAACTATCAATTTGATTAGAAACTAAAGCTTCTTCTGGTAAACCTTCAATAATACCTCGTTGTTCTTCAGTAAAGTCTGTCAATCTATCTTCAAGAGCTTCAGGGTCATTACCAAGCTCTGTGATATCTTCTTCAGATAAACCAGCATTTCTTAATTGTTTTTTAGCTCTAGTAACTCTAGCTAAAGTTAGTCCAGCATTTTTAGCTGCTTCAGCTTTAGCTTCAGGACTTAGTTCTCCTTGAGCTGCTGCCATTAAAGCACCTTCTTCTATTGCTACAGTAGCTGCTGGAATAGCTTCAACTCTAGCAACTTTAATAGCCTCTGCTAAGTTTTCTGGTCTGATTTGTCCTTGAGCTATCTTAACTGCAACATCTTCAGGCACTTTTAAAATTTCTTGTATAGTAGAAACTTTAGCTTCTTCTGGACCTTGAGCCTGTGCTATTTGATTAATAATACTAACAGTTTCTGCTGGTACTCCTTCAGCTTCTTCAAAGTCCACTGAAGTAGGCTCTGGCATGACTGTAACATTTTGAGCTATACTATCATCTATTTGCAATGCATCAGGAATAATAATTGTTTCTGGCATCTCACCACGAGCTTGAGCTTCTACTTGCTCTCTAAGGGCTGTTTCTTCTGGAGAAGGAGTAGGAGCCGGTGTTTCTGCTGTTCCTGTACCTGTACCTGTTCCTGTTCCTGTACCTGTACCTGTACCTGTACCTGTACCTGTACCTGTACCTGTTCCTGTTCCGGGGTCAGGGTCATACTCATCGTCTATAATAGGTCCTTCATCTCTATCATAAGTATAATTAGTAGGTGTATTTTTAAACTCTCCAAAACCTCCATAGCTTCCAAAATCGTTTGAAATGCCTGATAAATCTGGTTGAGCTATTTGAGTTACGTTTGGTGCAGTAGGAAGTAAATTGCCCGTATCTATATATCCAGCATCTCCGGATTGTTTAACCATAAAATTATAGATATTATCAGCTAAATTTAATGTGTCTTCTTGTCCAGTATCTTTTAATCTTTGTAAGTATTTTTGTCTTTCTTCTTCAGCTTTTACTAAACGTTCAGGTGTAACATTAATAAAACCAGCACTAGGGTCTTGTGGTCCTTTTATACTTGATTTATTGTTTGTAGGAATAATATTAACAGGAGGTGTTATAGGTTGTCCAATATCAGGTGATGGTGGTTCTGTTTTTTCACTAGGAGTAGGACTTGGTGTTATACCAATATCAGGTCTACCTGTTTTAGCTCCTTTCGGCACTGCACCAAAAGTAGGTTCTGTTTCTATAGGCTCTATAGGTTTATTAAGCTCATCTATTTTTTGTTGATTTTGTTTATTAACACGATTCATAGCTCCTAGAGCTACAGTATTAAAACCACCTGTAAAATTTTTAGCTCTTTCAACTTTACCACCTTTTCTGTAATCTTGACGTACAGATACTGTTCTTGTTCTTTTGTTTTTACTTTTTGCCATTGTTCTTTTTCCTACTTCTCAGAGTTGTTAAAAGCTTTGAAGGTATAGTAGATATAGATACGACTAATGTTGAAACAGGAAGTTTCTTAGTCTTTTTAGTTTTTTTAGTATTCATTTATATTTTACTATCTTTCAAAGAGTTTGTCAATCTTCTCATCTAATTTTTCTAATCTATCAATCAGGACACTCATATCATCTTTGACTTCAGACTTTGTTATATAATCTTTTGCTATTTCTTCTCTGGTTTTATTTAATAATATATCTAATCTTTTTAACTCTGACCCATTCTGTCTAATACTATACAGCACTGGAGCTAAGACCAGAGTTATAAAGATATTCCAAAACATTAAGCTGGATATTTCCATACCTAGCTTATAGTTTTATTAACGGATGTTGGGGTAACTTTCTCAGCTATCTGAGCATCAATCCCAGCTTTAAGAGCTGTAACTTCATCAGACCCAATAGCTGCTTCGACCCAGCCTTGGACATCTGATAAACCTACACTAGCAAAAGCTGTGAAGCTTGATAAATCTGAAACATCTAATGATTGACTACCATAAACTTCTCCAGTTTGTGGGTTACCATCAGCATCCTTGTTAGCATCGTCAGACCCTTTTAGTCTCCAATGCACGTTATAAATTACATCAGACTCAGTGTTTGAACTGCTATCTGTATGTGAAGGGTAAGTATCAACGTTTGATACATCCCAAGTATATGATATAGCCATTTTAGTTTCCTCCTTTCAATAGCTTTAATTCAGCCTTAAGAGTCTTAATAGTTTCTATTAAGCTCTCGTAGCCTTCCATGTCCTCAAGACCTTTCGGGCTATGAGAATGTTTCTTAAGTTCTTTTATTTCTTTTTGTTGTTCTTGCACAGCTTTAATAAGTGGTGTGACCAACTTAGAATAATCCATTTGATAATAACCTTCTTCGGTTTCTGACACTGCGTTAGGAACAAGCTTCATAACCTCTTGAGCTATCAAGCCTTCGTCAGACTTGCCATCTGCTTTCCAGTCGTAAGCAACAGGATTAAGTTCGTTGATAACTTCTAAACCTCTGGCAGACCCTGTGATGTCTTTTAATCGTGCATCAGATGAAGTGTTGTAAGCTGTAGCTGAACCTGTGACTGAAACTGAGCCGACTTGTGCTCCATCTTTATAAAATTCAATTACAGAACCATCAGAAGAAAGTCTATTAAGAAATAAATTAGTATTACCTGAACGAGTGCTTGTTATTCTACCATTAGGTCTATTTTCCACTCCAGCCGTGCCGAATGTTGTACTTGTCTTACCAACCAATAAGTTACCTGAACCATCTATTCTGGCACTTTCAAAAGAACCATTTTGATTAGACTTAGAAAATACAATAGACCCTGTGCTTGTGCCATTTGAAGAAGATATAGTTAGTAGTCCATTGTCAACACCTATTACTCCCGCAGCATCTCCACCACTATCATCTAATAAAATATGTTTATCTGATAAACCATTAGCAGTTATTTTAACTGTGCCTGAAACATGAAGTTTATCTTCTGGACTGGTTGTGCCTATACCTAAATTAAAACCACTATCTATATAAGAATGATTTATAGGGCTTAATTTTACTTTTACTGCACCAGAACTGTATAACTGAAACTCACTTGAATCTGTAAAGTCTGCAACTTTAGTGCCAGAGTTGAAGAAAGCTAAACCACCAAAAGAATCAGTACCTAACTGATAGGCTTCACCGCCTGAATTCTCTTCAAGGGTTAAAGCAAAACCAGAACTATCTGTTTTCACATGCAGTGGTGTAGCAGGACTGGATGTGCCTATGCCCACTCGTCCGTCTGCTGTAAACCTTACCCTTTCTGTTGAACCTGTAAAGAATCTAGTACCATCACCATTAGCATCATTAATCTTCCAACCTGAACCTGCTTCATAGCTTATCTCGCCACCAATCGCATTATCGGTTCTATTGACAATTAGTTTATTGCCTGACCTTAATCTTAGGTTGCCTTCAACATCTAATTTTTCATCAGGGCTAGTTGTGCCTATGCCAACGTTACCACCATTCTTAACAAAAATTCTACCATCTGCTGCACCTAGTTCTCCTAGATTCAAGCCTGTTGTTCTTGCAGCCCAGTAGAAAGTGCTACCACCACCAGAATTTGC